GCTAACTTATAGCCATTCTTAAATGCGTTCTTGTATATTTTTTTTTCTTTAAAAGTTAAATCACGATAATGTCCTGCTCTCATAGCAAGTTTAATTTCTGTAAACACTTTATTTTTAGTCATAGATCCCCTACGTTTTCCTTCAGTTTTTTTTAATAATTAACTAATGACTAAATAGATGTCATTAATCGTTCTTTTGTCTGCTCTATCTTCCAAAGCAATCTATAAGAATCTTTTTGATACTTATTGACCTTCTGCTTTGCTTGTAGGTACTTGTAGTGTTTCTTCTCTTGAAGATCCCTGTACCTCTGCAGACGAGTTTTCAACTCTTCCATCTTTCTCCTTTGTTACTCTTGTAAAATCAATCCTCAAATTATCAATCTTACATTCTACAGGTTCTCCATTATTGGACACATCTGCAGCCTTCTTTACATCATCAAATAGTTCTGTAATTATAAAATTACATTCACCATTAATAATTCTTTTAAACTTTGTCATATTTTATCCTTTTTGGCAACCTCTTTTTTGTGTATCTCTTTAGTCATCTTGTTATATATACTTAAATCTGTATAATTATCGGCTTTAAAATTTCGTGTTGATCTATATAGCTTTAGTGCCATCATTAATTGACCTACTTGATGTGGCTTAATTCTTTTTTTTAAACTGTCTGCCAAGACAATCGTAAACATTTCGGCTAACATAATAAAGTTCTCTTGATAATTACCATAATCTTTTTGGCGATCATCAATGATCTTTTTCTCTATCTCTTGGTCTATGTCTGTTATTTTCTTATCCATATAAGTTGAGGGTCTCGGGGAAGAAAACTACCGAAAGGGAACTAGAAAGAAAAACTCCCCCAAGACTAAATACAAATTAATTAAAACTTGTATGATTGTTTATTACCATAACTAGGTTTGCTTTGAAACCCTTTATTTTGTGGTGCTGTTGGTTTATCATCACCAGAACTAGGTGGTGTCATTTTAATTGTGATACCGGTAATATTACCTTGTTCATCTAACTCATTCCATCCAGCTTGATTGTGCCAAACGTCTCCTATCTTAACACCAATAGTCCACTTTTTACCCTCTGGTGCTTTTAGGTTTGGTGGTGCTACCCAATCTGGTTGGTTTTCTGCGTTCTTATTTTGGTTTCTAACCAAATTACACCATACTACATCTTCACTCATGTTTACTCCTTTGTTATCGTCAGCTTTTACTGACCATTGTTTAATTGTGTCTCACGAGTTTCAGCAATGTCTGTGACTTGTCTGTATGCTCGTAAGTTGTTTCTTAATAGATATTCAACATTTGCTCTGTGTTTTTCTTTAGCAACTTTAAAAGTTTCTAAAGTCTTTGCACTTTTAAGTTCATGTTTTATATCTTCTACATCTATGGTTTCATCCATGTATGTAGGTTCTTCAACAGATTGCTCTGTGGAATCTTCAAATGGTAATGGTTCATAACCATCCTCATCTTTGATACCTGTTTTAAGATTTAATAAATTTAGGAACGCATACTTTCGTGAGTATGACATGGCATTACCAGTTCCAAATTTATCAAGATTGCCAAATGCTGAACACCCATCAACAAGTATATGTTGTGTTGGATCATCAACATCATAAACTCGCATGGTACATACGACCATAACTTGTTTTATGTTTGGTACAATCTCTGTCAGATAATTACAGGTCGCATACAAACCATTGTCTAACAAGGCTTGTGTTGCAACTGCTTGAACGTTGTCGTGCAAAAGGGGATTGAAATGCATCCCATTTGCCTTTGCACCTTTCTTGACACTCTTTGCACTTAAACAAGCATCATGTAGTTTTTGATATATATTTCTTTTCATTGTTTCCTTTTGTTTTTTTATTAATTAAAATGGTAATAGACCCCATACTTTTTGTGCGTAAATAAAAGTATAAGTTCCGATTACTTTTCCTTTGTATACTAGCCAAGACATATTAGTTTGCTCCTTTCTTTAATACTTCACAGTTTTTTTTGTTTATATCTTTTTGCCAATCAGATTTTTTTTCTACAACCCATACATAAGAAGAAACTACTGTTTCATTATTTAAAGTACACTTCTTACCAAATACAAGTTTAGTTTTAGGATCTTCATGTGCAAATGCACTTGTTGTCATAATTAAAGACAACAATACTATCATCATTTTATTCATGTTTTATTCCCCATAGGTTAGTTATTAGTTTTAATTGTTCATCTGCTAAATCTTTATAATAAAAAGGATGATACATATCCGGTGGCTCACACATTTGTGCAAGTTCGGACAGACTTCCTTTGCAGAACATAATCATACGTTCCCAAAGTAAAATCTTCTCAACCATTTTATAGTAAAGAAATTCCAGATGGTCTTTCTTCATCAGCTCATGTGTACTATCAAAGACAATGTGTTCCTTATCATTTGTATAAATTAAATAAGGTATCTTCTTGGTACACATATAGTAGAACGAAGTCTGTGTAAGGTTATCTGTTGTAGGTTCAGTTGGCAATGCTTGACTACTCATTGTCCACTCTTCCTTGTTCTTAACCTTTCTAATATTGGGTGGTTTTGTTTTTAATTCTATAAATACTTTATCTGTAAGATAGTCTACCTTACCTAAAATATCTTTTATCATTGTCATTTCTTTTTTTCTTACGTGATACTCACAAATTAAGTTGTCATCTTTAACAATATCTTTAACAACTTTCTCTGTCACACCAATACAATCAATCGCATACTCAATCATTTTTTCTCTAGCGAATTTATCTTTATTGTCTACCGGTGGCTTTTCGTTTATAATGCCGAGTTCTGTTTGAAATATTTTATTAAAATCTCTATCCCATTTTTCTTCTTTCATGGTAGATGTTTTCCAAATCTCATGTCCAATTAATTTTTGTACTGTGTTATTTACAAGATTGCCAAAGTTAGCTTTATATCTAAATGGAAAAGTTCTTCTGACTTCTTGTGGAAAAGTATAACTAATTAAATTTTTAGAAAATGGTGTTGAGGTTGATGAGTATGACCAATGGTCTAAACCTTTACCACCATTAAATATTGAAAATGCGTCTTGTATTAATTGTTCTTGTTTTTTCATAAGTTCCTTTTTTTCCACATTGTATACACTAATTAATTTACTTGTAAAGCATTAAATATGATATATATACATACAAATCAGAGCAACAAAGAAAGGAAATATGACACTTGAAGAATATAGAAAAGAGAAAGGTCTATCCTATTATAATTTTGGATTAGAGCTTGGCATACAGGGTGTGCAAAATCCCGGCACGTCAGTTCAACGTTGGTGTTTAACTGCAAAGGTAAAACGTTTTCCCGATCCAGAAATGGTAAAGAAAATTATAGAAGTCACAAAAAATAAAGTCACTATAAAGGATCTATATGAAAGCTGGTGGAACACCCAAGTTTAAATACAAACGAGTAAAAATTATTTGGCAAGATATTGTCACAGATGCGAGTTGGTTTGATAGCCTAGAAGATGTTGATAAATTAAATTTTCAATGGTGTGAAGATATAGGTTATTTATTTTCTAAAGATACAAAGACAGTTAAAATATTTACATCATTTAATTATGATGGCGATAAACTTTCTGTTGGTACTGTCACAGTTTATCCTAGATCAGTTGTTAAAAAAATTGAAGTATTAAAATGAAATGTTTTTATTGCGACACAGAAGTTAGATGGAACAATGACTTTGACACTGAAGATACTTATCCAGATTCAGAACATGAAATAGTAAGTATGTATGAGTGTGATAATTGTAATACTTGGTATGAAGTATTCCATCAAAAAAAGGAGAAAAAAAATGACCAATGAAAAGATGTTTGAAGAGATAGGTTGTCCTGATGAGCTAAAGAAATGTAAAGATGAAATTAAACGACACAAAAAGCACATTGAAAAACTATCTAATCAGCTATTGGATTATGAAAGATTAATAGAAGAAAAAGATAACGAAATAATAATAATAAAAAACAGATAGAAAGGGTAAAGATGATTGAGATAT